GGAGATCGCGGAGAGGCTTGGCAAGCGGGTCGAGGATGTGTGGATCGAGGACCGCAACACTTTCACCGGGTGGTGGAACCGGATTCTCCAGTTTGGCGCGATTAGGGCGGCTAAGCTGGGCTTGCTACGGTATTGGGCAGAGAACCTGACGCCAGAAGAAAAAGCTGCTGGCAGCAACTAGCGACAGATCGCGTGCTATGGTGTCATTGTGGGGCGGTCTCGCGGGAGGCCGCTTTCGTTTTGCGGCAACGGGGCTGTTATGATGCCGCCGGGGCGGGTCGCCTCCTTCCCGCCCCGAAGAGGCCCCGAGACCATCGGACGGAGGACAGATGGACATGGCAGCAGTCGAGGATAGATTGGTTATAGAATACGTGCCGATTAATCAACTTCGGCCCTTCGGCGGGAATCCGCGCAAAATAAGTGAGAAGGGCTTGCATAAGCTCAAGCGGAGCGTCGAGGAGTTTGGGTTCGTGAATCCTATACTGGTGCAAAAGGGCACGAACATAATTATCGCCGGACACCAGAGACTCAAGGCGGCGAAGGCGGCAGGGCTTACAGAAGTGCCCGTGGTGTGGCTGGATATGGACGCTGTGACGGCCAAGGCCTACAACATCGCCGACAACAGATTGCAGGATGAGGCGGAGTGGGACTTCACGCCGCTGGCAGACCTGTTGACGGAGCTTGATACGGGCGCGTTCGATCTGACGCTGACGGGCTTCGATGCTGATGAGCTGGAGCAGATGATGAACTACACTCCTGCCGGGGAAGTGCAGGAGGACGAAGTCCCCGAACCGCCGGAGGAACCGGTAACTAAGCCGGGCGATATATGGCAGCTTGGACGGCACCGGGTGATGTGTGGGGATTCGACCAAGGCCGAGGATGTTCAGCGGTTGATGGCGGGAGTATGCGCCTCGGCGGTTGTGACAGACCCGCCGTACGGGCAGAACCAAGAAGGCGTCACTGGGGATGCCCCCGACAACCTAGCTCATATTGTCAAAGCGGCGAGTATTCTGCCCGTGAAAGATGCGGCAGTTGTAGCCTTTCAATCACCGAGAACCTTCGTTGTTTGGCTTCAGGAATGCCTACGAGCAGGGCACAAGTTGGAACGTATGTTGTGGCTATATAAACAAGCGCAGAACTCCTACCCGTGGCGAGGATGGCTTCTGACTTCGGAAGCCATCCTCGTCACTTCGGTAGGCTCGCCGCATTGGAACGATGCCCACCCGTATTCCCATGACTGCTATTTGCTTCACGAAGTAAACGATAAACTGCCGGAAGGGATAGGCTGGCATGGTTCGGTGAAACCGTTAAGCGTTGTTCTTGATATTGTAACAAGGGTTTCTTTCTCGGGTGACGTTGTTTACGACCCCTTCCTCGGCTCCGGCACTACGTTGATTGCCGCCGAGCAACTAAGGCGTACGTGCTACGGCATGGAGATTGACCCGCGCTACTGTGATATGACCGTCAAGCGCTGGGAGCAGCTAACAGGAAAACACGCAGAGCTAGTTCAGAATCAGTGAGGTGACATCCATGGCCAGGAAACGCGGCAGGCCGACTGAATACGACCCAGAGCGGCACCCGTTCCTGGTCATGTGTTTGGCCAGGGAAGGGTTGACCGAGAAAGAGATGGCTCAGAAGCTCGGGATCGGCAAGACCACGCTGACCCGTTGGAAACAGGAGCATCCCGAATTTCGGGCCTCCCTAAATGGCAGCAGGGAGGAAGCCGACCTGAAGGTTGTCGACTCCCTCTACCGCCGGGCCATTGGCTACGAGTTCGAGGAAACCGAGATGGTCGTCACAGCCAAGGACGGGGAGAAGAAGCCCGCCAAGGTAAAGCGCGTCAAGAAGCACGTGGCGCCGGACGTTACCGCCTGCATCTTCTGGCTGAAGAACAGGCGGCCTGCAGAGTGGCGTGACAAGGTCCAGCAGGAAATCTCCGGCCCGGGCGGCGGGCCGATTACGTGGGTTGACCTTGTGAGGTTGGCGAAGTCTGATGAGCCTGACGATTGAGGAGGCTAGGCAGCGGTTGGCATGGGCTCAGGGAGATCCGGCGTGGTGGTGCGAGAACGTTCTGCGTGTCAAACCCTGGAGTAAGCAGGTTGAGATTATGCAATCAGTGCGCGACAATCCGCGCACAGCTGTGCGCTCCTGCCACGGTATTGGCAAGAGCTTCACAGCGGGGCAAATCATACTCTGGTTTCTCAACGCATTCGCCCCGTCCATCGTACTCTCTACGGCTCCCACATGGCGGCAGGTTGAGAAGCTGGTCTGGAAAGAGGTGCGGGCTAGCTATGCGAGAGCGACAGCTATCGATGGCGGATTGGGCGGTGCCCTGCTGCCGGCAAGCCCAGAGCTGCACATAGTCCGCGACCAGTGGTATGCCGCAGGGCTTTCGACCAACGACCCGAACAAATTTCAGGGCTACCACGAGGAACACATCCTGGTCATCGTCGATGAGGCCGCCGGCGTGCCGGAGGACATATTCGAGGCCATTGAGGGAGTGCTCACATCTGAGCATTCCCGTCTGCTTTTGTTGGGCAACCCGACGTCAGTGGGCGGCACCTTCCACAAGGCGTTCAGGTCGCCGGGTTACCACGCCATGCACATCAGCGCGTTCGACGCGCCGAACTTTACGGCGTTTGGTATCACCCAGCAGGACTTCGAAGAGGACACCTGGGAAGTAAGGATCACGGGGCCTCTACCCAACCCGAAGCTCATCACCCCAGCGTGGGCATATGACAAGTTCCTGAAGTGGGGGCCAGACTCGCCAGCCTACCAGGCGCGTGTGTTGGGCAACTTCCCGGAGGCCGGAGACGACACTCTGATTCCTCTCGCCTGGGTGGAGGCTGCACAGGCGCGCTGGCTCGATGTTGAGCCAGGCGAACCTATTGAGATTGGCTGCGACGTCGCGAGATACGGAAGCGATGAGACAGTGATCGCGATCAGGCGCGGCGGTCGTGTGGAGCCGCTGCTGGTCTATGCGCAGAAGGATACGATGGAGACCGCGGGCCTAGTCAAGGCAGCGCACGCCGAGACCAGCGCTACCGCTATCAAGGTGGACGAAATCGGCATCGGCGCCGGCGTGGTGGACAGGCTCAAGGAACTGAAGTGCCCAGCGACCGGTGTCAACGTGGCGAGCGCGCCTGTCGAGCCGGAACGCTTCATGAACCTCCGTGCCGAGCTGTGGTGGAACCTGCGCGAGCGGCTGGATCCGAATCCGCGGGTGAATCCGAATCCGATTGCCTTGCCGCCTGACGATCAGCTACTTGCCGACCTGACCAACGTCAAGTACAAGATCGACAGTCGCGGGCGCATCCAGTTGGAATCCAAGGAAGAGATCAAGAAGCGCCTCGGCCGTTCGCCGGACCGGGGCGATGCTGTTGTACTGGCGTATGCGCCGTCAGTTACACACGATCCTGCGGCGCTGGAAGTGCTGCGCGGTCTCAGAGTCTATGGCAGGTGATGAGTAATGACACGCAAAGCTAGCTGGTGGGGCAGAATCGCCGGCGAGATATCCAAGCTGCGCACAGCAGTCACAGGCTGGTCGATCAGGACCGGTCGCCTCGGCGGGGGTTACAAGCTCGATTCGAGCCGCGTGGACTACGCCCTTGCACGTGAGCTCTATAACAACACTGCCGACAATTACAAGCTCGGCGGCGCGTTCGCGAAGCCGGTGGTCAACACTACTGTGGCGTTCATGGGAGTGCCGCGCTTCCGTTCGGAGGACGAGGCGGCCCAGGAGGTCCTGGACGACTTCTTCGGCGACAACGTGAGCCGCATGCAGCAGGTGCACACCGGTGCGCTTCGTGAAGGCGACGCTTACGTCATGATCACACGCGAGGAAGACGAGGATGCCGATCTGTACCCCGAAACCAACGGGGCGCGTCTGGTGTTCAATATCATCCCGCCTGAGCAGGTTGTGGCGGTCAATCGGGATCCGGTCACGGGATCGGCACGCGAGTATGTCCTGAGGTCGGAGCACACCTGGACGGACGAGTCCGACAACCGGCGCCGGTGCACAGTCACGCAGCGCATACGTCGCGACTCCCGCGTGATCACAGTCGATGGAGACATGCCGCCTGACGTACAGACCGGCGAGCAGCCCAACCCTTGGGGGTTCATCCCCATCGTGCACTTCCGTAACGAGGCGAGCGTGACGGCCGCGTTTGGCAAGTCGGACATCGAGCCGATTGAGCCGTTCATCAAGGCGTACCACGACGTCATGTTGCACGCCATCAACGGCAGCAAGATGCACAGCACGCCGCGGCTGAAGCTGAAGCTCAAGGACGTCAGCGGGTTCCTGCTGCACAACTTCGGGATCAGCGATGTGACCAAGTTCGCCGCGGAAGGCAGAAGCATTAACCTCGACGGGCGGGAGCTCCTGATTCTGACGGACGGTGAGGACGCGGAGTTCATCGAGGTTCGCTCAGCTATCGGCGACGCTGCCGCCCTGCTGAAGTTTCTGTTCTACTGCATTGTTGACGTGAGCGAGACGCCCGAGTTCGCCTTCGGCGTCCACACGCCTAGTTCGCTGAGCTCAGTCAAGGAGCAGATGCCCATCCTGATTCGCAGGGTGGCCCGCAAACGCGAGCACTTCACCGAGCAATGGCAGATGGTGGCCCGCCTGGCTCTGGCCATGACGGCGGCCGGCGAGAACCAGGCATTCGCGACATATGCCACGACAGTCCTCTGGGACGAGATCGACCCACGCGATGACGGCGAGGTAGCCGATGCGCTGTGGAAGACCACCCAGGCGCTGAACACTGGAGTGCTAGGGGGGTTCCTGTCGACAGAGGCGGCGGCGATGTTCCTGGGGCGGCTTGTCGACACCATGGCCGAGTGGGTCTCGGATAATCCAGAGCTCCCCGGAGAACGTGAGCGCATCATCAAGGACAGGATCCTCATGGCGAGGCTGGACGATGCAGCCGTGAGCGAGGAAGAACTGACGGTGATCGACAGGGCGTTGCAGGAGGCCAAGAGGGTCGCGGCAGGCCAGGATGCGGGTGACTGATCATGGCGACGTTCTCCAAGCAGCTCTGGCGGAACA